GAAATGGTCCCAGATTTGAACAGAACCATTTTATCATCCATTTGAGCAACGGTGGTTAATCCGCCGCCCACGGTTCCAATGTTCTGCAAGAATTCAGGAACAAACTGAACCGGGAAGTTCTGTAAAACAGCATTGGAGTAACCAATCTGAAAAGAGTCTTCCGAAGATACGTAAATCGCGCGATTTTTAAAGTTAGTAAGCGCAGAACTGGCCGGCGGAGCAAAATATCCAAGAGCTCCGGTTGTATATAGCTGGATGTTTCCAAGGATAATAGAATCCGGAAGCGTATCCAGATAAGTTTTTGATGCCACAGAGGGATCATTAATGATTGTGCCAAACTCTTGCGTAACTTGAAAATACACAGAGCCGTTGGCAACGGTGCGATAAAGATTTACCACAACTTGCGTGCCGGGCTTGTTTGTTACACGAAGCATGGGAACGGTTAGCGTTATAGACCCGGTAACAGTTCCAGAAGCAAACGTATAAGAGGCAGAACCAAGCGGAGTGGTTACCGGGCTTGGGAAAGAGCGATGCACCTGCCCTTGGTTATCAATCCACTCATATACAGCGATATAGCTATAAAGAGAATCGCTGCTGGCGAGCCCCATAAATCCGCCGGTGTTGTGTACGGCATATCCCATGTGACCGGGGTAGAGATGAAAATTCTGCTCATTGAGAGATGCGCCATCGTAATTGATTACAGACGCGGCGGCCATGGCCACATTGTTCCCAAGTGTTTGAACGTCGGGATTTAATGGCGAGAAATTAAATTGTACATCCATTACGGCCGTTGGCGCTATGTAGTAAACGCTAGCCGTTCCGTAATCATTGTTTTGGAGCGCGGCTAATTCCCAATAGCCGAGAGAATTTTGCTTTGCCCCGGGAAGAGTTCCGCTTCCGCCATTCTTGCCGCCATTAAGACAGATTTGCGCGGCCTCATCGGGAGATAGCTTGCCGGCGATATTCGCAACCACATCGTTATTGGCAGCGCCGCCCATGGTTGGCGTTACGTTGTATAGATTTAGAAGAAAGTTCGTGGCCTGAACAACGTCAATGGAATAAAGCGCCATTAAATGGGGGATTCCACTTATTGCCCACGCTTTACTATTAACGGAAACGCTTCCACAGAACAGAACCGGAGTACCCGCCGTACCGCCAACGGTAAGGGTGTTATACGTAATCGCCGCGGCCGTAACAACGCTGGCCGTTATTGAAATATTATCGTAGAAAATAAATGCTTGCGACTGCGTGGATGACCAGCACCCTGTAACTGCGTTGCAATTGGAAGCGGCGGCATCCACGACCGTTGTGCCAAGAACCGTAGAAGATACGGCATTGTTTACAACAAACGCCTTGGTGGCCGATCCATTGTTGTAAACAACCCAAATATTAGTGCCATCTCCGAACCAAGATAGTCCGTTTGATGCCACTTCCCCGATTTCCGTAATGCTATTACCAACAGCAAGCGAAGCAGAAAGGGCCGCAATCTTAATGGATGGGCCAGTGGTGTAATAGGCGATATAAATGCTGCCGGTGGATGCGTCTACGTCAATATCGTAAAATTGATTGGTGGCATTCAAGTCTGTTACCAGAGAAACAATGCCGCCCGTTACCGTTTGCCCAACAATGGCTTGATAATCAATGTGTCCGGTGCTCGAGTTTACGCCAACAACCCACGACTTGCCGGGAATAGAAATGCACCGGACATAGTTGTATCCACCAAGGCTGGCTTGGTTAACGATAAACTGCCCCGTAGCAATATCCTGGATAGAATAATAAGAATGAACGCCATCATTTGCAGATGCGGCGAAAACCTTTACACCAGAAGTGGCGTCGATAGAAACGTCACACGATCTAAAGGTAAGCGCGCCGTTGGCAATGACACTTTGTGAAGACAGAGACACTCTAGTGGAGCGCCCCTTGTAATTCCAAGCCAAGGCGGAAGCATCCCAAGAATATAGATTCCAAGAGTCGTTTAAAAGAAGCTCATTGTTGTAGCTGAACACCTTAATGGCAGAAGACAACGATCCAGGAACCGCCGAATAGGTAAGAGATGGGTTTGGCGAGCTAACGGTCTTGGTGTAACCGCCAGCAAACCCATTGCGCTTGGTTAGGCGACCACCCGTTGTGAACACCATGTTATTTAGCGCTAAAAAATCATCCGCGGCAATCTGCTTTGGGTCTGTCTTTTGATCAAGGCCACCACCGAAGTTGACCTTTATGGAATCTTTAATAACAGACATTAATACACCCAAATGGCCGCAACGCATGGGGCGCTGGCGGTCAAGATCATGTTGGAATCGTTAAAATCACCAGTGCGAAACACCATAGCCGCAGCGTTAATGTCGGTAATAAACCAACCCTGTTGCTTTCTTCCAAGCTTATGGGGAATCGTAGTGGCAGAAGCGTTTATTTGTACTCCCGTAAGCTGAGAGCCCTGAACAATGGCATTCGCCACAATTGGATCCAAAATGGATTTCCATTGATTCTGGAGAAGGCTAAAGCTCTGAAGAAGGGGAAGGGCCATTACCAGCCCGCCTGTCCATTACCGCCACCATCCCATCCCGTTCCGCTTAGCATCCCATTGCCTCGCATATTGGAAATGGTATCCGACATAGCAATATCGCGGTTCTGTGCCGACTGCTCAATGCGGGCTTTCAAGAACAGAAGTTCTTCTTTAAGAGAATTCCCATCGGCCTCTTCTTTAGCCAGAATATAAAGAGCGGAGCGCACAATCACGTAATCCAACCAGCCGGAGAAACCAATATTGGTCACATCCGTATCAGCCAGAAGCCGCGGGAGCTTGGGGATGTACCACATGCGGATAATTTGATTGCCTGCCGGCGTGGGGATCACATTGATTTGATTGCCCATAACCCGATACGACATGTTGTAAACGCCGTAAATGGTTGACGTACTGTTTGGATAAACAAACTTATTACGATCAATGAAGTTATACCGGCGCAACGTAACCCACGCGGGGCTGGTGGTGCTGGTATTAACGTTCAAGTCCATACCCGCCAGCTTATAGAATGCCGGAGCCGGATCCCCCGCCGTACCGTTATAGTTCCCGCCAAGGTAATTGGTCACACCATCGGGAAGCGGGTAATACTGCGTAGTACCGTTGGTTTGAATAAACGCGGTCTTATCGGAGAAAAGATCCTCAAAAGAGGTGATTAGCAAATCATATAGCTCATACGCGGCCAGGCGCACAAAGGTGTTCAGTTCTGAATCAGTAACGAACTGGGAATTAACCCTATCCGCCTTCTGCCTTGAGCGCAGCCGAAGCTCAAAAAGGCTCATCTCCGCCGGATTGGCGGGAACCATGTTGGCAATTGGAGAATACGCACCCGTACCAGAGACGTTAACTCCGGCAACTTGATACCAATACATCGTGCCAATGGCCGGAGTTAACGTCCCCGGAGCGGATTGAGCATCAATGTATTGGTATTGAATCCCCGGAGTCGTAACAAGCGCAGAGAAATTAACCCCATCTGTGGAGCGCTGAATAGAATAGGAAGTTGCCCCACTCGATTCAGCCCACGTTAAGATTACCTGCCCGTCGGATTGCTCCGCCGTTAAGCTTGCTGGCGCTGCGGGAACCGGCATTAGCCCGCCACTACGCTAGAGTCTTTAAGCATAATTTCAAGCAACATCACCTCGCCGCTGGCGGGGTCAGTGCTAACGCCACCAGCCTGGGTAAGAACCGTAAGGGTACCAACCGAAGACACAGCATCGGCAAACACCGAAAGGTCAGGAGCGGCAGCGCCGGACGCAGCCACAAAGCAAGATTTAGCCATGCGGAGGGCGTTGTACTTCTTATTAAGGGTGATCAGATATTTACCAGCCGATACGCGCGAAATAGAATCAATGCCCATGCTGTGGATGGCATCAATCGTAGGATCGCCAGAAGCGCCGATGGCAGCCTTGAGGTAAAGGCAGGTGAGGTTGGGAACGAAAGAGTTGTGAAACTGAAAGGTTTGGCGAACGGGATTAGACATAGATTCCCCAATTTTCCCGGGCTCAGTTCACCACAAGGCATCCGGGAAAGCCGAGTGGGCCACGAGGGGAATCCTCGCTTCATCAATCTCCCGAATGCTGCTTAGGAAATAAAAAAGCCCCCAGACGTTTTAAGTCTGAGGGCAAACGTGGTGACGTTTAAGCCGAGAGGGCTACCTGCATGTTGTAGCCAGGAGCGGAGCAGATTACGTTGCCGTAGTAAGCAATGCGAATCTCGAGAGCGTCGGCATTACCAACACGGAGGCCTTCCAGGCCTTCCATGCCGTAGGTCAGGATGTGGGGGGCTTTGCCGAGGGTGCGAAGCTTCCACGAGTCGAGGGTAAGGCACCAAGCGGTTTGCGCCTGAGCCGAACGATCAGCCAATACCGGGATTTTGCCGTAAGCACTATGGAAGTGGATGGCTTCAAAAGCCACTTCTACTTCGTCATGCTCAAGTTGAACGTACTGTACCTTGGCGCCAAGCTCGTTGATGAGCGTGGAGTAAGATACGAAGTCCAAAACGATAAGATCAAAGGCAGCGCCTTCGCGGTTACCGAAAGCAAGGGCATTCGTGATGCCTTCGCTGATGGTTTGCGCAGAAGCGTTGTAGCGAAGACCGGCCAGACGGGTAGGATCCGCCGAACGGTTTACGCCCCAGAAGTTATCGCCACCCGAGGGATCCACGGCGGGAACCCACGAAGCAAGACCGGAGAGGCCCAAGAGGCCAGCAATCGTGGAGGCACCGGCAGAGCCAATGTCACCAAGAATTTGCATGTAATGGCCGGCCGTGAAGGTCGAACCATCGCCTTGAACAACGGATCCAACGATTACGCCGGTTCCACGGTTCACTGCGGTGATTTGAATTGCGTCGATAGCACCAGCCACAAGAAGGGCCGCGCCACCATCGGTTGCACTGTTCTGAAGAACCATGCCCACTTCAAACTGCACAACGGTTTGAGCGTTCGAGAGCGTGACGGTAGCAACAGAGCCAGAAAGGCTCACCGATCCGATGACACCGCGCGAAGCGGTACCGCCGAAAAACAATTCAAAGGCCATGTTGTTGCTGATGTTGCGAAAGCCATTATCAAGAGTACGGCTAGCTTCATCAACGAAGGCACCAGCGTTGCTCTTGGTTTGTTCCATGAGCAGGTTGGTGATGGTAACAAGCTGATAGTCTTGGATTGCGTACACGAAGTACGAAATTACAGACGATGCAGTTTGCTGGTTTTGCGCATTCGCGAACGTGTGCGCGCGACCGGCCGGGTTAGCGTATTCCAGGGGAACCGGGATATATTTACCGGCAAAACCATCCGGGCTTTCATTCTTGGGGAACATGGCGAGAAGAGGGTTCTTCGCGTACACAATGTTCTTCATGTAGTCTTTATCGTCTACATACAGTTCTTTAAGTGCAGCAATCTGGTTACTGCTATTTGCGTATACGGCAGAAATTGCCATAAGTTATTTACCTTTTAAGTGTGCCCGTCATTGCCGCAATTGCTCGAGCCCTTCGGTCCGATACGGGAGATGCGGTATCACGAGCGGTTAGTGTTCTCATTCCTTTGGGCGCCGGCTGCGCGATTGGAGGAGAAGGCGGGGCGATTCTGTTCCTCACCTTATTGATGCTTGCAAGCTTCTCGGCTCTTGCCATGAGAGTGTTCTCAACCTTATTCATCGCCTCGCGAACGTCCAGCACGCGGCCGGTATCTTTGTAGGTCTTGTGAATTAATCGGAGCACTTGATCGTAGGCATCTTCCGAACGGATCATCTCGAAGTCTTCGCCTTCTTTGCTGAGGGCTTCGGCTTCGTACAGCATTTCAGTTAGCGCAGACTCTTCGGCCCGTTGCTCATTGGTCTGAAACGTCTTATCAACGCCTTCTTTAAGGGCTTTGATCTGTTGTTCTAGAGCAAGGATTTTGGGGTTTTCTTGATTCTTATCGCTAAGGATTGCTTCGGTGAGCGCGTCGTAAGTAACGCCGTGTTCTTGCAACACTCCCAAGGGATCGGATTGCAGTCTGGCCTTAAAGTCTTCGGGATTAATCCCTTGAGACATAGAGGCTTTTTGCTTCTCGAATTCCGCTTTCTCTAGCTGGAAAGCCCGCTTTTGCTTGGCAAGAGCGGCGAACTGGGGGCTAAGTGGTTGAGTGGCTTCAACAGCACCGGGCTCAGTAGCTTCCACCTTGCTGCTTTCCGCCGTAACTTCTGGTTCAACTGCAACGGGATCGGCTGAGATATTCAAATCAGCATCGCGATTGGTGGAGAAGTTGGTTTTCATCTGAAGCCGGCGAACGTCCGGGCGCGGCTGTTCAATGTTCTCCACTGGTTCCGCTGGAGTTTGACCGGAGGCCACGGCCTTGGCGCGCTCAAGCCTCATAGGAGAGGCAGAACGCCCCACATCGGCAGAGGTAAGTGTTTGACCGGGCGTGCCGCTGGACGCAGCCATAGGACTGATTTTCATGGGACTTCCTTTCCCCTAGCTGGGGATCTAATTAAACCGCTGGCGCGGCGTTGGGACTATTGGGAACAAGGGGAGATGTGGGCGCGGGCTCAGGGTTAGCTTGAGGCATCGGAGCCGCTTGGGGCGGGGGCATTGAAGCCTGTACTAGCGCCTGGCATTGTTTGAAGAACAGCCGGAGCATGTCCGCCTTCTTCTCTTCTAGATTCGCCGCCAGGTAGAGATTGATGTATTGGACGCATAGCTGGGTAGCTAGCTGTAGATCCATGAAGGCGTCCGGTGCCTCATACTTACCCTTCTCCACGATATCGTCGAGATACTTAAAGATGCGCTCTTCAGAAGCATTGTCTAGGCGCTCGTTCTGCTCAAGGTCAGGAAACCGGAGAAGCCTACGCCCTTCCTTGAGCGATAGCATGCCGGCTTGCACTTGTTCCGTAATCTCTGCCATGCGGCCAGCGGGATCGCGGGGTAGCGAAGACTCATTGAAGCACTGAATAACAAAGGGATCCTTGAGAAACTTCATCGCGGGAAGATCGATTTCCTTCGTGCCATCTTTGTTGGGATAAACTGTTTGATACTTCCCATCGCGCTCAGCGATATCCATGGCGCAATCAGCAACTAGGTATGATAGATCCACGAAAACGTTGCTGTACTTCTTGGCGAATGTCGCCATGCGGTCAGTGGAAATATCATCGTAGCTTCTAAGGGCGGCACCCGAGTTAAGCCCCTGGGGCTTCTGGGAGGATGCTTGCATCATCGAAACGCCGCACTGTTGGAATCCGTACTGGATGAGCTTGTCGCGCTCGGCATAAAGCTCGGGAGCGTTACAGGGAGCAACTTCGTAGGAGGGCTTCACGCCGGTATAGGTGCAGATCACTCCGAGTTGGTTGTTGATTGCAGTTTTGCTAACCTTAGAATTTTGCTCGATGAATACGCGAGGCACACCCACAAGAGTAATTGCCTGCGCAATCGTATACAGGATGCGATTGAGGGTGAGCTGCGTGCCGAAGAGCTGCGTTGCGAGGCTCTGACCCCAGAATCCAAGATATGGATCTGAATAGTTCAGGAAGACGAACGGGAATTTAGGCTTGTGCCATTCTTCGTCGAAGATGACCCCACTGACCGTGGCGATAGTATGGCGCCCAGGCACATAACCCGGAGCTTCTTTATCCGGCCCAGAAGGAAGCTTCCATCCTTCGACAACCATAACTTGATCAGCCGTAGTTCTTCCGGAGTCAGGGGCATTGTCGGGATAGCTTTGCGGGGTTCCTTCAATCACTGCCTCCGCTTTCTTTGAGCTGTTGGCCAATAACTTGTCACGATCCATTAGCTTGAGCTGGATCATCTGCTGGGGCTCGCCATTGATCGAGTCGTTATCATCCACGAATAAGTCCGTGGTCATAACGCGATCAACGTTTACCTTGCCGTCTTCGCCCTCGTAAACCTTAAGAGCGCCCGTGCCCATAACGAGAGCGTCGCGGAGAACCTTGACGGCCTTCTCATAGGCTTTAACTTGGTAGAACTCGCCCAAGATGAACTGATTAAGGCGCTGAGCAAGGTGTCGTTGCTTATAGTCGGCTCCATCGGTAAGGAACTTGGGCTCAGGCCGATCTTGGCCAATGCGGCTTACGAGGGTGTCGGCACACGCCTGGATTAGATTGAAGGTCGGGCGATCATCCGGAAGCGTGCGCGTCCGGTTCATTTGCGAGACGTTGCTGCCCGCGTAAGAATAGACGCTAAGGCCGCAGTATAGGCGCACGTTGGCGGCCATTTGGCGCATGCGATAGGTCTGATTTGTCTTGAGGTACGCAGCGGTGCCGCAGAGTTCAGCCGCAAGCTGCATCTTGTCTTCGGACTTCCACCACTCGCTTAATTCGCCCTTGCCTGCATTATCGCCCTTGCTGCGAGTCTGCATGACAATCTTCTGTGGGGAGTGTTTGGGGGCTTTAACCTTCATTGATCATCCCCATAAACGATGGGAATCGGACCGCTGGGATATGCAAACTTCGCGGTATTTTCTAAGAAATCAGTCTCGCTTGGAAGCAATGCAAGAAAAGGATTGCGATCATAGACTAGGGCCTTAAAGCTTTCGCTATCGTGATCCTCGTACAGCGCTAGCAATTCATTAAATCTCACTGCTGGCTCCCGAGGCGCTCAACAAGCGGATCCGGAGCAGCTGACCACATGGCCATTTCTTCTTCGGTCGGGCCAAGTTGCTCTTCTTCGGTGGCAACTCGCTCGCCACCCTTAATCTCGTAAGGCATTTCCCCGAACTTAATCGCCACCGCTCCGATGGTAATATCGGTAACGCCTTGCGCGCGGCAAAGCTTAAGAATGGCCTTCAGCTCTTTAAGATCGGGAAGATCCATTAGGCCGGCCGCGGAAGTTTGTCTTTTTTGTGCTTCATCATGATGCGGTCAATCGGGTCATCATGCACGCGCTCATCACCAATCTCATCGCTAGCATGCTCATGCTGCTCGAGATGGTCATCTAGCACCAAGTCATCGAATTCGTTGGGAAGCTTATCGGCCTCTTCGCCCTCGCCAACATCATTGGCAACCACACCACCGTGGGAATACATCTTACGCTTATGCATGATGCGCGCGATCATGTCGGCGTCTTTCATGTCATCGGTTCCAATTTCAGTTTCGTCTTCGTAGCCATCGCCGGCTTCCATTTCAGGAACGGGCTCAGCCGCATAACCGCTTTTCTGTTCTTCCACGTGTCCACCATGGGCCATCTTGTGCTTTTGGGCTTTGCGCTTGGTGGCATAAGCAATGGCTAAACTTTGGTCTTGGGGCTTACCGGCGTGCATCTCTGCCTCCACGTTGTGTGCGAATGCTTTCTTAGATTTGCCATGCATCAAGGGCATTTAAACTCCGTGATCTACTTCTTCGTGGGGTTGCATCTCGAGCATGTCGAATGCTGAGCGGAAGGCTACAGCCGCAGCCTTGTGGTCTTCAGACTTCAACGCGGCAGCCAGCTCAGACATGCAAGCCTCAAGGCCATCGTAGTCTTCTTCTTTATCCTCATCGGGCTTGCGCTCAATCTTATCAACCGAGGAGGAGGCGCTGGCTTCATCACGTTTTTTAAGAAAAGGAATCATTACCGATTCCCAAATGCTGCTTTAAAGCTGAACATTCCACGTATCAGTGGGCTGTTCTGGCCACTCCCCACGGCCTTCTATGAGTTTTTCGCGTTCTTTCTCCCAATTAATCGTAGCTTGGGCGGAATGCCAGGCGGGAGAGCCTACGGCATGCTTTATCGCCAAGGCATCGGTAATGGCCGGGCGGCTCATTAGCGCATACCTAACCATGTCATAAGCATCATCACCCGAGAGCGGATCACCCTCAGAAGCGTCCACCTTAAGTACGTCTTCAACTTTGTCGGGATCATGGATCATCCTTGAAAGAGTATCGAAGGTTACCGGGCAGGTATCAAACACATAGAATCGAGGCTTACGGGCCGGGCCCCTCGGGGCTAGATAGCTGCGTAGATGTGCGGCGCCTTGTACGCGGTCGATAACGGCGCGCTTAAGCATGATTCCGTGGCTTTGAAACTCTTCGGCAATCGTAGGCGGAAGCGCATCATCTCTTAATACGTTCTTTTGCGTCCAGCAGTCGTGCCCGGCAACGATGGGGTACAATATCTTCGTATCGTCATGCCCCAAAAGTTCGGCGGCATACTGATCCACTCGCATCTTGTTTTGGATAAGCTCGCGATAGAGATAGGTGTTCCCGTCTTCATCGTTTGCGAACCAGCCAAAAGCCGCGGGGTGATTATAACCATAGTCGTAAGCACCGAAGCGGTTCCAATGAGCAGGAATGGAAAACGGTTTGATAAGATGTATGTCACGGGATAGCTCCGAAAAGTAGGCGCCGGCTAGCGTATCCCAATCACCATAAAGATAGGCGCGGCGCAACATCTCATTGGGTTCGGTGTTTAATCGGTGGACGTAATCGGGGTCACTATCCACGAGGGCCGGGTTGTCGGCGATGAGAGATTGAATGAAATGATAATCCTGTGGGCGCTCCCGGTCATTGTAGCGACGCTCTACAAAGAGCCTCTTAAGCCACTGGTGGCCACGGTTGCCCGGGTTGGCGGTTAGGGCACACCTAGCCTTAATTCGTGGGTTGGAAGAGCGATTAGAGCCCAATAGGGTGCGGAACATGCCCTCATCCCACACGCCGGCCTCATCAATGCCCAAAAGATGAAGCTCTCGCCCCTGATATACTGATACGTCTGCTTCATTGGTGCAGTAAGAGAATTGTAGTGTTGAGCCATTTGGTAGGCTTAGAAGCTTCTTTGACTCGCTCCAAAAATCCCTAAGCAATGGATGCTCTTGGAATAGCGGCCTAATGTGGTTGGCGTCCAACTCCGGAAAGGTCTTACGGAAGATAGCCGCGGTAGTCCCCGGAATTTCAGCGCACTTGCCAAGAAAGATGTTTCTAAGGGCATAAGACTTCCCCCCGCCCCGAGCTCCACCGAATAGAGTTACCGGGTAGTAATCTATAGCAGTCTTAAAGAGCTGCTGTTTGGGCTGAAGCCTTACGCGTATCTCTCTCACTTCTTGGTATAATCCTCGAAAATGAACTTGATTGCATTGTTCTCGGGATCCACGGCAAGTTCAATTGGCTTCCTGGGGGGCTCAATGTGCTTACACAACTGGATTACAGCCCCGATATCGCCGTTGGTTGCATGATTAACCAATAGATCAAAGGGATCTATGCCCGCACGAGCGCACGCGGCCTCGGCAAGCGTTCTTTTATTTGGTGTGCCGGCTTTGCGTCCCGCACCTTCCGGTCTTGGCTTTCCTTTTGGCCATGCCATACTAACTTAGTCCGCTCTTATTTTAAGTACGCGCAATATAACGCGGCTCATTAGAGTATCCGGGTTGCTGCTTGAACTGTTCCCGGATTCTTGTGTTGGTGCCCAGCTTGAAGCCATCGCGAATGTCGCAATACTCGTCCCACAGTTTTAGGCGGGTAAGCGGGGGGGCTTCGGCCCATTGATAATAGGCATGCCGAAAGTCTTCGTTGCTATGGTAGCCGCGCTCGGCGTTTCGGAATGAGGCAAGGCGGCTCATTTCGTAGTTTTGCATGTGATTAATGCCATTATAGTAACGCATATCTACCACTTTCTTTTCCCGCGGGTTCCGTCACCGTTATTGATTTCGCCACCGTGGATTACGGGAGGAGGGGGGGGCGCAGCATCTAAAAGCCTTTGTGTGGAGGGGGCTTGAATTGGCGCTTGGTTAACGTGCTTGGGCCCGGCGTAAATCATTGGGGCGGCTTCTGCCTCTTTGATGTATTTCCTGGCTTTCTTGTGGGCCTGCTCAATGGTTGTGCAGTCCAGTAGGATTTCTATAGCGAAGGTAATGGGGGTCATTTTTCACGCTCCCGAAACATATCAATGCCGGAATCC